TTAGAAACGGAGTGGAGTTATGAGAAAGACAAAGGTACATAAGATTAATATAGAGGAGGCTATCAGACACACTAAGGTTTTAAAGAAAGCATCTATACATACAGATAACTTTATGTTAAACCATAGTAGCCTTACAACATTAAACATACTGAAGAAGCTAGGGTTCACCCATGTATCAGTAAAGGATTATTCATAATGACAGCAGGAAGAAAACCACTGTATAGTGAGGAGATACTTCTCGATAATGGAGAGAGGTACACGGTTAAAGAAATCATGGATGTTACTGGGAAATCTAGGTCTGTTATTAACACTAGATTGTCTAAGAATAACCACGCATATAGTGTGCTGAGTAGAGGTAACGCTCACAAAGCTATAACACTGAGTGATGGTAAGATGTACACCATGCCAGAGATAGTAGAGATTACCGGATGTACTGATAAGACTATAGGGAATAGACTTCATAGAAGCAAGGAAGCATCTTACATTCTAAAGAAAAACTCACACTATAACTACACGCCATCTAAAAGAAACGGAGTACCACTTAATGCTTTCAATGAAACTTATGGTGAGACAGACGAGAAAGTATTTAAATTATTATTTGGTAAATGGTAACAACTTACTTATTTACTATGTTAAAATATAAGGAACAACATGGAAACTTATCACGATATTATAATAAACGTAGACATTCTAGTAGGGATACCAGCTAAGACACAAGAGGATGCTATGGATACTATTGATAGTTTAACAACAGAAGAGTTATTAACTATAGCTCTTAAGCAACTGCCTTTCGCAGAGCTAGAAAACGGTAAACCAATAACAATAAACTAGAGGTGAGATATGATTACTAAAGATGAAGAAGACAATTACTTAGAAGACAAACCTTATTACTATAAGTTAGGTTGGAGAAACTGTTCTTCTAATCAACCAATAAGAAAGTTTACTTTACATAACGAGAAAGATGCAGCCGACCATGAGATGTACAACATAGGTTATGGAGATTGTATTGCTAACTTAGAAACTAATATAGATTTAAACTTTGACTATGAGGGAGGAGACTATATGGATTGATAAACAGTAAGCTATAAACAATAACTATTTTAATTTACGGAGGAACATTATGTTCGTTGAAGGAACAACTATTTTTAACACATCACTAACCAAGTTCGATGTGTACCAAGGACAATCTACAGAGAAGTACGCTTTACAGTTTACTCTGGATAAGAAAGAAGCAGCAAGACTATCCAAAGAAGGAGTAAAGATTAAAGAGTACGATGGTGAACCAATCAGAAAGTTTACTAGTCGCTATGACATTCCTGTTTATCAAGGAAAGAATAAACTATGGGACGATGAAATCCCTAGCGGTAGTAAGGTTAGGATTGAGTACACTACAAAGGAACATCCAACAGCAGGAGCAGTGCCTTATGCTAAGCGTGTGCTGTTGCTTGAAGTAGGTGAAGGATACGAAGGACAAGCAGAAGCAGATGAAGCTTTCTATGCTGATGCTGTTCCTTTCTAGAACTCCTTAAAGGAAAAGAGGAAGCTGGCTAGCATACCCAGTTCCCTCCTCCTCGAAGTATGCTCGATTGATTACCGTAAGTAATCACTTAAACCAATAAACTAAATAGCAGAGGAGCTACTATGGGAACTAAGAGGGAACCGTGTCCTAAATGCAGGGACGCAGGTAATGATACAACGGGTGATAATTTAAACATATACCCTGACGGAAACAGCCATTGCTTTGCTTGTGGTTATCATACAGCAGGAGACGGCAATCAAACAACAAGCTACAAACCTAGATTCAAACCAAGTGAAGAGGTAGTAGTGGGTGGAGCTTATGCTGATATACCTGATAGACGTATATCGGAGAAGATAGCTACCCAATATAAAGTTAAGGTAGAGTATGACTTAACAGGTAAGATAGCTAAGCATTACTATCCTTTCACAGACAGCTCATGTCGTGTCGCAGCTTGGAAGATTAGAGATGTACCTAATAAAAGATTCACTATCCAAGGTAAGTTCGAGGATGTTGGATTGTTCGGTGAATGTCTTTGGGACTCCGGAGGTAAATACATAACCATCACTGAGGGTGAGATAGATTGTCTATCCTTAGCTGAGGTATTCAATGGTAAGTGGGGAGTAGTTAGTCTAAGGAATGGAGCAGCCAGTGTAGAGAAATCTATCGCAGGTTCTTATGACTTCCTTAACTCATTCGATAAGATTGTACTTGCTTTCGATAACGATAAGGCAGGTAAGGAAGCTATTGATAAAGCACTAGAGCTATTCAGTCCAGACAAAGTAAAGATTATGTCTTACCCTGAAGGGTATAAAGATATATCTGATATGCTACAAGCAGGGTTAGTCCGAGAGATTGAACAAGCTTGGTGGAACTCTAAGACTTACATGCCAAGCGACATCGTAGGTGCTACAGAACTAAAGGATACTTGGTTTAACAGACCAGATAAACAATCAGTACCTTATCCTTGGGTATGTTTAAACAATAAGACAGAAGGTTTCAGACTAGGAGAGATGGTAACTATTACATCCGGTACTGGAATGGGTAAGTCATCTATCATTAGGGAACTAGAACATCATCTCTTAACAACCACACCAGATAAGCTAGGGATTATCCACCTAGAAGAAACAACTGAGCGTACCTTAGATGGCTTAGTTGGTATCGAACTGTCTACCCCTTATCATCTTGATGAAGTACGTCAGAACTATTCCCCAGAGCTAGCAGACAAAGCCTTTGAGAAACTATTCAGAAGAGAAGATGGTGAAGCACTATCACTATTCAACGGTAAAGACTTAAGTGTAGAGAAGATAGTTAGTAGGATTAGGTTAATGGCTAAGGCTCAGGGAATTAACTGGGTAGTCCTTGACCACCTTAACTTAGTTATGTCAGGTGATAACAAAGGAGATGAACGTAGAAACATTGATGCTTTGATGACTCAGCTCCGAGAGGTAGTAGAGGAAACCAACATAGGATTGTTTGTTATCTCACACCTAAGTAGACAGCCGGGTAAGGCACATGAAGAGGGAGGAGAGATTAGTCTCAACCATCTAAGAGGTAGCCAAGGTATAGCTCAACTATCTAACATGGTTATTGCTTTAGAAAGAAACCAACAAGCAGAGGATGACTTCATGCGTAACGTAACAAAGCTAAGGGTACTGAAGAATAGATACACAGGTTCGACAGGACCAGCAGGTCATCTCCATTACGATAACGAGACAGGTAGGATAACTGAAACTATAATAGAACTGGAGGAAGTATAATGACACAAGAACAAGAATCAAAACTATTAAAGATAGTGCGATGGATACTGGAAGAAACAGATGAACCAGTAGATGAGCTTGAATATTTAATTAATAAAGCTTATCCTAAACAGACATGGCTAGAAGAATACTCAGATGTTATTACCCATATGGAAGTACAAGGTGGTAATTAATGAAGGTAGCTTTTGACATTGAAACAGATGGACTAGACCCAACTAAGATACACTGTATCGCAGCTAAAGTCATAGGCTTACATCAACCCTGTGAATTCTGGGGACCAGATACTGTTAAGTTCTTTCCAGCTTGGCTGATAGAGATAGAAGCTGATACTTTGGTGGGACATAATATCATAGGCTATGATTTACCTGCTATGTCCAAGCTCCTAGGATTCGATTGGGGTGGAGATGTTGAAGATACCCTAGTCATGAGTCGTCTGAGTAATCCAAGTAGGGAAGGTGGACATTCTCTTGCCAACTGGGGTAGGGTAATGAACTTCCCTAAAGGGGACTATGATGATTGGGAGAATTACTCTGAAGAAATGAAAGAGTATTGTATCCAAGATGTTGAGGTTACTACTAGAGTTTACAACCAATTAACTAAAGAGAATATATCTAAGGCAGCACTCAAGTTAGAGCATAAGATATATAAGATTACCCAACAGCAGACTAAGAACGGCTGGAAGTTTAACACTAAGAAAGCTACATCATTATTAGCTGAGTTAAAACAAGAGATGTTCAATGCTGAAGATGATGTAAGGGAAGTCTTTGTACCTTTAGCTACGTTCAAGAAGCTTAGCTTTCCAAAGACAGCTTATAAGAAAGATGGAACTATCTCAGCCTCATTCCAAAGACAGTTAGACAAGAAGGTATATCTAGATGAGGAACTTGGGTGGGGTATAGATACATATCCTCCATTCAACCTAGGTAGTAGACCTCAGATAGCTAGATACCTCCAACACTTTGGCTGGGAGCCTATTGACTTCACTGAGAAAGAGACAGTCATGGTATCTGAAAGCATACTAGAGAAGGTAGAGATACCAGAGGCACAGTTAATAGCTAAGTACCTTATGTTACAGAAGAGACTAGGTATGGTAAGCAGTTGGATAGAAGCAGTAACAGATGAAGACAGGATACATGGTAGTGTTAATACATGTGGTGCTGTAACAGGAAGAATGACACACTCTAAACCTAACCTAGCTCAAGTACCAGCAGGTTACTCACCTTATGGTAAGGAATGTAGAGAGTTGTTTACAGTAGAGGAAGGGTACAGGTTAGTAGGTGCGGATGCGTCTGGGTTAGAGCTGAGGATGCTTGCTCACTACATGGATGATAATGATTATACAAACGAGGTAGTCAATGGGGATATACACACAAGAAATCAAGAAAATGCAGGACTTAAATCAAGAGACGAGGCGAAGACTTTCATCTATGCTTTCCTATACGGAGCAGGTGATGGCAAAATCGGGGAGATTGTCGGAGGCTCAGTTAAAGAAGGTAGAAAACTTAAGGCAGACTTCCTTGATAATACGCCAGCACTTAGTTCTTTACGAAAAAGAGTTGTCCAAGATTCTAGTGAAGGGAGGATTATGGGATTAGATGGTAGACAGTTACATATAAGAAGCTCACACGCAGCACTCAATACATTACTACAATCAGCAGGAGCTATTGTGATGAAGAGAGCTGTTGTTCTATTAGATAAGTTTGCTAAAGAGTACAACATCAACTACAGGTTAGTAGGACAGATACACGATGAAGTACAGGCTGAAGTACAAGAGAGTCAAGCTGACTTCTTTGGTAGCTTAGCTGTTGATTGTATTAAGAAAGCAGGTATAGACTTTAAACTTAACTGTCCACTAGATGGTGCTTATCAAGTAGGGACAACGTGGAAGGAGACACACTAATGGATGCAGTATCACCAGCACATTACAAACAAGGGGACATCGAGGTTATAGATTACATCCTCGACCAGAAGTTCGATTACTTAGAGGGAAACATAATCAAGTATGTATCTAGGTATAAAAACAAGAACGGTATCGAAGACTTGCGTAAGGCAAGATGGTACCTTGATAAACTAATAGAGGGAATGGTATGAAAGAAATAGATACACTAGTAGATGACTTATATGAAGTCTTAAAGACAAGCAAAGCAGCAGATGGCGTAGACCAGGAATTAATCATAGAGGAGTTCGGGGAAGCTATGAAGTCTCTGTTAAGGGATAACGTGCTTCACGAGAGAGAAGACAAGCGCACACTTAGGATGTCTAACATAGGTAGACAAGATAGATTCCTGTGGTTTGTACACAACGGATACTCTAAGGAAAGCTTTACACCCGCTACGTTAATGAAGTTCTTATACGGTCATGCGACTGAGGAGCTTGTGCTTGCCTTGGTTAAGTTATCGGGACATAAGGTAACACATCAACAAGCCGAGGCTGAGGTGGGAGGTATTAAAGGTAGCATGGACTGTATGATTGATGATGTTCTTATCGATGTTAAGACTACATCACCGTATGGATTCAAGAAGTTTAAAGAAGGTTCTATAAGATTCGATGACCCGTTTGGATACCTAGACCAACTAAGAGGATACGCAGCTAGTCTAGGTGTAACTGAAGGAGGTTGGTTAGCTATTGATAAATCAGGTGGACATATATGTACATCTATAGAAAGCTTTAAGTACGATGAACCTATTGAAGTAAGGATAGAACATCTACAGGAAGTCATGGAAGAACCTGAGATGCCTGAGCAATGCTATGCTTTAGTACCAGATGGCAAGTCAGGTAACACTAAGCTTGCTATGGAGTGTAGCTACTGTGCTTATAAACAACATTGCTTTCCTGATATGAAAGTCTTTGCTTACTCTACAGGTCCTAGGTTCTTGGTTGATGTTATCAACTACCCTAAAGTAGCTGAGATTTATGACTACTTTGACGATAAGTAAATGATACATAAGGAAAACATTCTCCTGCTGTATAATCAAGGATGGAGTTACAGAACGATAAGTTCTATCCTTGGTTGTTCTAAAGGAACTATAGCTTATCACTGTAACAAAACATCTAAGTATAAAAACATGATGAGGATGCGAGTGAACGGAGATAAGTATAGAAAAAGAAACAGACAATTCGTCTGGGATTTCCTAAAGATTAACCCGTGTAAAGAATGTGGAGAAGACAACCCTAGAGTGTTAGACTTTCATCACCTAGACCCAACAACTAAACACAGAAACATAGCTGTAATGAAAGCAGGAAGATGGGGAACCGAAGCTATACAGAAAGAGATAGACAAATGTATAGTTCTTTGTTCCAACTGTCACAGGAAGGAAACGTCTGAGCAATTCAACCACCATTCAACGGTAAACAAATGAGCAATCTAACAAGGAAACTGTGGAAAGTCGCTGACGCAGAGACCATTGAAGTAGCGACAATAACTGAGGTACGTAGTATGAAAGATGAAATTATGAAACTGTTAAGGACAAAGGCTAGTTTAGTTGCTTTTGTAGGTATTGTATTAGTTATGTTAGTAGGTAGCTGGCTCGGTCTTTGAAGAGCTTAGTACAACTCGATAAAACAAACGAGCTTTATCTTAAATTACGTAAGGATAAGGCTCGTAACCGAGAGGTTAAGAATACAACAGCACGTAGACCGTTCTGGAAAAGAGACTGGAGGAAGTAATGAGTGAGGAAAGAAGAATATTCGGGAGTGTATACACCTTTGAACAGGTATTAGAAAGGCTTATGTTAACCGATGAGGAACTGTTGTTATGTAAGCAGCATAGAGAGTACAACAAGAAGCTAAATGATATGTTAGATACTAAGGACTTTAAAAAGGATGTTAATTCTATAGGAGACCCTCCGGAATGAGACAACAAGCTATATTTAAGATAGCTCCTTGTGTCGCAAGCAGAGCTAGAGTAACACGTTGGAGTACATACTTCCCTAAGAAGTACACTGAGTTTAGGAAAGCTCTGAGTGCTATCATAAAAAGTTTACATCCATCTTCCACAGAAGATTTACTCTATGTTAAAATTGACTTTCACGTGCAGATTCCTAAGTCAGCTAGTAAGAAACGAAAGGCTGAGCTAGAAGGAAAATACTGTGACAATAACGCTGACATAGATAACTATGTTAAAGCAACACTTGATAGTTGTGAAGGTTACTACTATCAGAATGACAAACAAATAGTAATGTTAAGAGCAAGGAAATTCTGGAGCAATGAAGGAAGGATTGTCTTTGAAGCATTATCACTAGACGAACTGGAGAAGTGGAATGGAAAGGAAAGAACTCAGTGAAAGACTATCAGCAGACTACGCAATGAGAGCTATAAGCCTAGGTAAACAATATAAAGAATCTTATAATGAATATCTTAATAGATGTAATAACAGAACTACAGATGATTTACTGTCTCAGTTCAAAGCAGGTGGGTTAGATAAGCCTGTGTTTGGCTAAATAGAGAGCCATATAAGGGGATTCTAGCGTACTTTAACTAGAACCCCTACCTTATACCTTACTTCAACCCTAACAGGTCTTTAAACTCCACAAAGTCAAACTCTTCTTTATCTACAGAAGCCGCCCAAGCTGGCTTTTTACCATATAATTCAAAAGCTTCTTTAGCACCCTCTTGAGTTTGCCAATAAGGAGACTCAGTATTAACACTCCACCAATTATCTCCCGGGTTTTGTTGCCATCCCGGTTTTTCTTCTGTAGAAGGCTTAGCAATCTGCTTACCGATAATCATAGACTCTTTATTCTCTCCCGGATAAACAGTACCTTCAGGAGACTTTGATTGTTTAACTTTAGGAGCTTCAGCTTCTTTAGGAGCTTCAGCTTCTTTAGTAAAATCTTCTTCAGTTAAAGCAGTATTAACCAATTCATTAGCACCTATCAAACCTAAACCTATACCGGTTCCAGCTCCCGCCAAACCTGCTTTAGTAAGTAACCTCTCTTTGAGTGATAAAGGAATTAAACTACCGTCTTTATCTCTATCACCTGTTAAATCTCTCTTTTGAGTAGTCTCTTTAGCTGGTTTCGCAGGGTCAGGGTGTTTTTCCGCTGCTCTTCCTTCAGCACTAGCCTTGTCCTTGTCTGCGTTAGTTTTATTATCAGCTTTCTTCTGAGCTACTTTAGCTTTATTATCAGCATTGGCTTTGGTTTGAGCTTGTTTAGCTTTAATCCAGCTAGATTGATTAGCTTTAACTACATCATCAGTTTTCTTAGAACTGTTTGTTAACATCTTCTTAGTTCTTTTTGCAGTACCTTTTTTATTACCTACTGCTGCCGATAACGCAATAAGAAGAGCAGGAGGAACACCTGCGTTCTCTAAAGAATCTAAAACAGTATCATCTAACCCTCCCCATAAACTACTCTCAACAGGTTTATCAATCGCTTGATACCACCTACTCTCAACTTCTGGAGTCCAAAGGTTGCTATCTTTACCATAATCAGCTTCTAATGCTACAACATCACTATCTGATAAACTATCAGCAAATGCTTTATCAGACATAACCAACTCTTCTGTTTCATAGAAGTGGATAGCGTCATACTCAGGGTGGTTCTCTTCCATGTAGTCTAACCATACATCAAAAGGTGTACTCGGGTCTTGGTACTTAGGATGTACCGGGTCTTCCACCATTATCTTTCTTGCCATTTTACTCTCCGTTATTAATATTATTAATCTTCATCCCAAGGTTCTCCGTATTGCGGGAATCCAAAGAATCCTGAAGCTGTTCTCTCAATCTTTTCTTTCCATCCAAAGTCTTCGCTGAATAAAGGTTTGGATACAATAGGTACCATTTTACCTAATATCCATTTACTGTAATGTGTAGTGCCATCTTCGTCTATTAACCTAGGTCCTAGTGGCGTTCCTTTCTTCATAGAGAACCATTGTTTATTATACAATGCTTCTAACAATGTCTTAGGAACAATAGAGCCTTTGTTAGCTAAAGTGTGCATAGGATGCTGTACCCAGTGAATAGGTTCAGCAATCTGCTTAGAGATAACCATAGACTCACCATTACCTAACTCAACCTTACCACTGTTATCACCGAACCAGAAATCAAACAGAGTATCAACAGAAGCTTCTTGGTCGTTTAACGTAGTGATTCCGTACCATAAAGCAGAGGTGTAGATACCAGCTCTAGCTGAATAAGCAGCGTACATATTCCAAGACCTAATTAACTCAGCGCCTTCTTTAGACTTCCAAGCTTTAGTGTCTCCTCTGTGAACAGCTTTAGCAAATTCTTTAGACACTGTGTAACCTAAAGTTCCTACCCTACCAACAATTCTAATGTTGGATATAGTCCAATCAGGAGCAAACAATCCCAAGTTTAACCACCTACGTTTATTAACAGGAAGTAACTCAGCAGTAGCATTAGCTACTTTAGCTCTGTAAGTATTAGGACGGTCAGCAGCATATTCATATAGCTTAGTAGTAAAGTCATTCCAATCTAAAGAACCGAAGGCATCATTAGCAAATTTAGCTGCTTGTTTACCAGCTTGATCTTCAGTTAACTTACCAGCGAATACACCTCTCTTCATAAGTTTTTCTTTCTGTCTTAAATAGACAGCTAGCTTAAACCTATCATGTAACAACTCCCACGTTACATAATCAATCGTATCAAAACCCTTACCAATCCATTTACCCGGAACTCCTAGTTGTCGAAGTATATCATCAACAGGTATCTTTCCGGGGTTTACTAGTTCTTGTCTCTTAATGTTAATAACCTGTAGACCATCTTTTATAGCTTCTTTTGCAAAGCCTCTAAAAGTACCTGACTCTAAACTTAAATCCTTCCAAGTTATAGTTCTACTACCTTCCTTTCCTTTAACTAAAGTTCCTTTACCCATAACACCTTTTACAACGCCAGAAGCACCTAAAGAATAAATACCAGACATAAGCAATGCTTGTGCGTGGAAAAGAGAACCAAATACAAAGACACGTTTTAACGTGTTATTAAGCGTAAGGAGCTTCTCCATAGTCCCGGCTATACCACCTTTACTAGC